AAATTTTGTGATAGTCCTGTGTTAGGATTAAAAGAAGATACATCAACAAGTGAAGATGAATTATACCAAGAATTACAGTCTAACTACGACCGATGGGGAATAACCAACTACCTAATTGCCGACGAAACAATAAATGAAAGAGACACTAAGTTAGAAAAATTAGCATCGGCAGTAGAGCGTCTTAATTTTAAACCCAATTTTGCTGGGTTCATTCGATTGGATTTAGTTAATGCCAAACCCTATCAACTCGATCTATTAGTGAGGTGTAGGATATGGGGACATTTTTATGGAGTGGAAAGTTTTAATCATCCTACAGGAAAAATAATCGGCAAGGGGATGGATCCGAAGTTAACCAAAGAAACTATGATGAAAATTAGAGAACGGATGTTAGCTGAGATTGGGTATTATCGAGGAACTGCGTCAATGATAGCAGGGCTTCCTTTAGAGCCAAAAGAATCATTAGAAAAAACAATTCAATGGTTGAAAGAAAATTGGAAAGATCAGCATTGGCATTTTTGGAATTTATCAATTCCAAAGATAGGAGAAAACAAAGTACTAAGTGCGTTTGGGGAAGATTTTTCTAAATTCGGATATTCCGAAATGAGCGAAGAAGAAATAAAAAAATATAAAGATCGATCATCTTTTGAACAGCACAATATCAGTTTAAAAACACCGCAGATCTTTTGGAAGAATGATTACGGAGATATCTTTTCGTTTGGGAAGTTGTCGAAGGAATATGATCCGCTGCAAGGACCATTTGAATCTAAAGCAGGCATTTTTGCAGTTTGGGGCATCATGAGTCAGGGAGTATCGATTGAACAGGCATTGTCTGAAAACTCACAGAATAGAAGTTCTAATCTAAAAATTCTTAAAGATCAAATAATAAAGTCTTACATAGAAAAGAAATTATCTCTTTAATTTTCCAACAATCATAAATCTTGTATATAGTTGTAGTTTTAACGATCCTGACCACAAAACATTAACACCGCATTGATTTTTAAAATCTTCTAGAGAATCTGCGGTTCTTACATGTTCTGGAATTCTATAATCATTGCTTTGTAATACCAATAACGGATCTCCAGAAATGTTATTTAACCATGCGGCATACTGGTCTTGTGTTATATGCTCGCAGCTGGTATTGATGATAATATCACCGTGTGTGGGAACTTCACACATGTCTGCGGTTAATGCACGAAACTTTCCTACCTGTTCTTCACCTTTGTTCATCATCATTGCGATGGGTTCACATTCGGGATCTATGTCAACACTTAGGATATACTTGGCAGGAATATCACTTTGAAATATCATGCTGGCTAATACACCAACCCACCCGCCATGTATTTCAATCCGAACCCAGTTTTTAATAAACGGTCTAAGGTTTGTTATCAACCATTCCTTGCTCTGCATCTGGCCTTTCCAGAATGCATCTAGTGTGCGTTTAGGGTCATTGCTTTCTCTGATCGCACACATCCAATAATGTAGATGTTCAAGATCTATTTTCAAATTGTTCTCCGAATTTATTAAAACTTCCGCACTGCTTAGAACATTCTTTTAATGCACATGTGGACCAAGTATCTGCAATATCTCTAAAATATCCACTATTAAATATTTCTTCTAGAGAATTATTTTTAAGATTATGGAATACACCAATTTTGTCCATGTAATCAATTCTATAATCGTCCATGGGAGCTTTCCATTTGCTGTCAACCCAACAACAGGCCGTAACATTTCCGTCGGCTGCGACATAAATTTGTTTGCTCTTAACTGCTTTGCAATCAATGAACGGTTTAATTTCAGCCTCTGCTTCAATCATTTTAGGTATCATGGATAGGCTTCTTGCTGTAGGTTCTAGGACATGTACAGTCCTGCCTAGGTCGTCGATAGCCCGCCATTGCTCTGTTTTAAATCTACTAGTATGTTTGACTTCAAAAACTTCAAACCCTAGAGACTTACTAAGTTCTTGACAAGATTCTATTTGATGTTCGTTGTGTTTGAATGCCAACATATTCCATCGAGCTTTTCCGCCCGCTTGAATAAAAATTTTAGCATTGGAGATTATTTTATTCCAATCAGTGTCTATCCTATACAGGTGATGGGTATCCCCTAACCCGTCTATGCCAAAGGTTATTATCACATCCAGTGCAGCCATGCCCTCCCACCAGTCTTTAGATCTGCCACTGCCATTAGTGTGCATATGTAGTTCTATACCGGGATTGATATCTTTGATGTATTCAAAGATCTTTAGTGTATCTTTGGCAACTATAGGGTCTCCTAGATTACCGCACATGATAAAATTTTTCAAAGACTTGATAAAATACACAGGAAACCATTTTTTAAAATCATCTAGCAAAATTTCAGCCTGCTCAACGAATGGGTTTTCTGGACCACCGAGTATGCGTCTAGGACACATTGGACACCTAGCCTGACACTTATTGGTAATTTCAAAATGAACTGATTCGATTTCTGCGATATTGTACATTACAATCTCTTTATTAGTTTTCTAAGTTGTTCATAGAAGTTTTTAAAATCGAATGGCTGCGATAATCGTTCTACCAAACTCATGGGATTCTTTTTTGGAATATGTTTATATTCGGTTCTTCCTAGATGCATTAAAATATCTCTAGAGAACATAGCGTGGGCATCCACGCCAGGATGTAGATTGTCATCTGCTTTAGGGAAGATCTTTTCATAAGATCCGAAGTGTAAGGGAATATGATTTACACCCATTTCAAACAACAGTGTGTGAGACTTTTCTATGCATAGATTATATATTGTTATTTTCTTGCCTGCCAAAAAAAGATTAGCATGACTCACAAACAATTTGCTCTGGGTCTCCATGTCATATTTTGTATAGAATTGTTCATAGAATGTTTTAGACAATTCAGATTCCTCGATCATCCAATGCCCGATGCTAACCGATTCTTTTTTATTTTTAAGCACACAGCTTCTACTCGGATACGACCATAGAACAAACACCACATCATCCTCTTGAAAATCAAAGTTTATTAGATCATGCCATATTTGCTTATTGCTAGATCCAACTCGAGACATGTTTACACAGTCGAGACCCAACACTCTAGATAATTGGTTGGGCCATGCTAGATCCCTAGACGGTAGGCAATGACCGTAGGTCAATGAACATCCAAATGCGATCAATCTAGACATGTTGTTTGGGTATTTTAGAATCTGCAGAACTAACACAGCTGGTAGTGATACAGGTTTTAGGAGCATCAAATAATTTGAAGCCAGCATCTATGGTACCTAGAGGCCGATCATGACAACTATAACTTCTTTTAACTTCGTTGCCTCGTATAATAACACTTTGAAATCCCGAGTTGCACTGCCACCCTTGAAACTTATTGAACCCGAATGCATTAAATCTTTCTGCCTGATCAAACAGATATTCTCGATCTTCAGAATCATATAACGCGATCTGGTATAAATCCTCACCCCGTGCTACCTGAGGGAATCCTGTTTGCATTAGGTTTATCATTTCATCAGTATAACCACTTACTAGGAAACTGGCAGTAGGATCACTTTGTGGTTTCAGTGTAACATTTATTCCCTTGGCATGAAATCTAGCACATCTTTCATAAAGTTCCCAAAAGTTTTCCGGTACCATTACTTGATTTATAGTTACAAATATTTGATCTTCCATAAGTTGTAGACACTTGTCCCCGAACTCTTGTTCCTTGGCATGTTCTGCATGATAACTGGCTGTGATACTTCTACGCTGCATCATTTCAGTATTGGCATTCCATGTTTTCCACCACTTAGATCCTGGAGATAGATTAGTGGTCATGTGTATGCTTTGGTAAGGACTTGTGGTGTCATCCTGTAGATGCCGCATTAGATCGGGTAATTGTTTGTAAGCAGTAGGCTCACCGCCACTGAAGCTCCAATGAAACTCTGTGAACCCGTTGGTACGAGCCTGGCTCTTGATTTGATCTATGGTTCTTTTATAGACTTCCAATTCTTGATGATCGGGTTTATCTGATCTAGCATACGGCCAGCAATAAGAACAACTGTAATTACAGAATCTACCAAGTATCCAACTTACGGAAAATAATGGACGACTCAGCATAGTACGTTGTCCAAAACGTTTTATATCATAGAAAGGTATGGATTGAAAATCATTTTTCATAAAGTACACATATTTAAGCCATCTTCTGTTGATTTGTTTTAAACGAGAGTATATAATATACTTGTGGTCGTGAGTGGAACTGGGATACCTCCGGTCCGTTGAGAAACGCACTTGGGAATGGGGCGCCGTCTTAGACACAGCCTTTGTAGGTTCGAATCCTACCGACCACACCAAATTCTATAATAAGTAGAATAACATAACAAAAGGAAAACATTATGTCAAACACAGTAGAACAATTGAAAGCAGCATTTGATGAATTTTTAGCAGAGGATGCAAAATTCACAGCAGGAAATTCCGCAGCAGGTACCCGTGCTCGCAAAGCATTGCAGGAAGTAGGCAAGGCAGTTAAGGCTCGCCGCACAGAAATCACTGAAGAAAAAAATGCTCGTAAAGAAGCAAAAGCCACAACCAAAGCCGCTTGATATGACTGATGATCTTACACATCCGGGCATCATTGCTCAAGACGTTGTAGATCTAAATGGATACGGCGCAATCCCGCCAGGGGGCGCCGGCTCTGTTATCAATGCTTATGGTGCTGGTTCAACAACTATTTCTAGTGGTGGATATACTATATCAACCGGTAGTACAACTGTGCCGTATACATTTACTACCAACGGTACTGGCGGAGCCGGGCAGTTTTTAACGACCGGAGCTGGTGGTACAAGTTGGAACACTGGAACTGTCGTAAACATTGATGCAGATGGTCTGACCATGAAGAAGGGGGCCGACATTAAAATTGGCGGTAAGAGTCTAACAGAAGCTATTGAAAAAATTGAAGAACGGTTAGGCATACTTCACCCTAATTCAGAACTAGAAGAACGGTGGAGCACATTAAAAGAGTTGCGTAAGCAATATATGGAACTAGAAAAAGATATTCTCGAAAAAGAGAAGATCATGAAGATATTGAAAGAAAAATAAATGAATGTTAAACTTTTATCCTACAGCCAGCCCACAGCAGAATTTGCAGAGCTTGGCATCGACGATGCGCAGGAACTCATTGCGTATTGCGCCCGTGTCTCCAACCCATCAAACCAACTCAATACAGAGACATCAGAGAAGCTTATACGATATCTTGTTAAACACGCACACTGGAGTCCCTTGGAAATGGTTTCAGCCTGCGTTGAAATCACCACAACCAGAGACATCGCCAGACAGATCCTACGACACAGAAGCTTTGCCTTCCAAGAGTTTAGTCAACGATACGCTGACCCTACAAAAGATCTTAACTTCGTCATTAGAGAAGCACGGTTGCAGGACACCAAGAACAGACAGAATAGTGTCGAACTGGACATGGGAGACCCTGGTCAGAGAGAGCTCGCACGTCTATGGGAAGAAAAACAACAGGGTGTTATTAGAGCCGCTAAGGAAGCCTACACTTGGGCTGTCCAGAATGGCCTAGCCAAGGAACAAGCTCGCGCAGTGCTACCAGAAGGCAATACCGAAAGCCGTGTTTACATGAACGGTACACTGCGTTCTTGGGTACACTTCATCGAACTTCGCTCAGCCAATGGCACACAGAAAGAACATCAGCTGGTGGCTGTCGCCTGTGCCAAAGCTATTGCCGCAATCTTTCCAATGGCCGAAAGTCTAACCAAACATGACTGACGAATTAAAAGACTTCTGTCGCAACTATGAGGTCAACGTTCTCAACGACCAAAAACGTAGAGCACGTTATCACCCTCCACGTTTCTTTACAGACCCATCCCGAGCTGATATTATTCGCAATGACATCGTGGAGTTTGAAACAGAACCAGTCATTACTTTAGAAATTCCAGAAAGTCGACTACGCACACTTGTAGAAATGGAACGTCGTTTCTTTAAATGGCAAAGGCATAGTCAAGGAGAAATTGACATGTTCGAGACCCTAATGAACAAAGAACGGGAAGAAGCACACTACAGGCATACCAACGCTGCTGTGCAAAAGGCCTACGAGCAATATTCAGTTATGCTTAACCTTGCAGGTTATCAAAGAAAAATATGAAAACTGCTGTTGTCATTCCAGCAAGACTAGATAGTTCACGTTTTCCAAATAAAATGCTGTGTGATGTAGGTGGTCAAACACTGATTCGCAGAGTATATGAACAATGTTTACAAACAGGGTTTGATGTATATGTTGCTACTGATAGCAAAGAGATTGCTGACCAAGTAGACAATGCGATCTTTGCCTATGACTGCGAAAACGGCACAGCACGTATTGCCGAAGCATACAAGCAGATGCCATATTATGATTACATCATTAATGTACAGGGCGATATGGTTGTTGTTCCTGTGGAAGATGTCCTTAAACTTCCGGCGTTGTTAGACATGCATGATGTTGCTACACTTAAACATCCAATGCAGCCAGAACAACAACACGATTCAAATACCGTTAAGGTGATCTCTAGCAACGGAGAAGCACATTGGTTTTGTCGTGCGCCACTGAAATACGGTGATTGGCATTATGGTATCTATGCCTATCGCACTCCTGCATTAAAATGCTACAGAAGTTTAACTGTTTATCCAGAAGAGTCAATAGAAAGCCTTGAACAACTGCGTTGGATACAAAATGGATACACCATTGGTATCACTGATGCAGGATATGCCGCTGAAATCAATACACCTGAAGATTTGGAATCATTCAAAAAACATACATCTTGACATGTTTATAGAAAGATAGTATAATTAACTTGTTCAGCAGAACAATCTTTAAGGAATTAAAATGCGTAGTCATTATTGGACATGTTCAAAATTTGCAGATTGGCTTCGTGGTTCGCCAAAACTCAAATGTGGCACCAGTGAAGAATGGGATGCTTGGTATGCCAGTTCAGCTAAAGCACATCCTGTCCGTTATTGGATTGCTGAGGAAGGCCTCGGCCATCTACAAACAATCGTGCATTACATACCAGATAAACTAAATGACGTTCGCTATTATATTAATAATCGCTGGGTCTCTCGCACTCATGCCCTTACTGCCCATCCCCGAGATATTGCGCCAGGTACTTGGCGCGATGTGGGCAATCGCTTTCTTCCTTGTCTCTTTAACGAGCTTGTGGATTTTGTTGAGATAGAACAAGCATGGCATCACTGTATTTGGAGTGATGATGCAAAGACTAAATTTGAAACACCATGGTGGCGCAAGGGTTGGCTACGGTGGCGTACATGGCGCTGTCCGGAAGCAGGAATGGAATATCTGCGTTGGGCAGAAACACTAACTAACGAAGAGTTTTTGGAAGAGGGAGAGAAGCATTTAGCTGAACCCACATCTCAAGCCAAAGCCGCTAAGGAAATTATCGAGCTTTACACTTGGTGGACTCAAACCTATCGTAATCGTCCTGACCCCCACGATGCCAGTGGATGGTCAGCTTACTGCGAAGCTATGCGTGTGAAGTATCCTGGTAGTTTCTTCTCTAGTCTAAACAGCAAGGATGCTGAAGACAAGAAAGCCAGCGACAAAGCTCACAAACTTCTTACAAAGATCGAAAAGGCCTATGAGAAAGAAGATGAAGAAATGATGATCCGTCTTATCAAGATTCGCGACAGCCTGTGGACTTAAAATACTTTTATCCTCATATACCTCCAGCATGGTTGGCGAGACCCGAAATCAAGTCAATCGTTGGCAAAGAAATAAAATATATTTCTGAAATTATTCCCGGATCAAGCGATTCGCCTGATAAAGAATTGTATAACGACCCGGAAATAAGTTTTAAGGCCAACTCATTAGGATATCGAGATGACGAATATCATACAGAATACACATCGATCATAGTGTCATTAGGTATGAGTAGTACTGCCGGACTAGGAGTACGACTAGATCAAACTTATTCTAGCATCATAAAAGCAACATCGGGCACTGAAGTTTTAAATTT